AATATCGCCTTCCATTTTTGCGAATTGTCCAGCCATAGACTGCGACAGCCGTTCATTCATTCCGGCAAATAGACCGCCTTGTTCTGTGGCCGTTTTGAAAGCCATCGCAACCATTTGAGCGGATATCTGGCCATCTTCCATTCGCTTCTTTAGCTCGATCATGCTTATGCCAGTGGTCCGGCTGATTTCTTGTAGCGGATTGAATCCGCTATTGACCATTTGCAAGACTTCCTGCCCCATCAATCGCCCATTGGCTTGGACTTGACCAAAGGCCAGCGAAAGCCTTTGGAATTGCTCTGGGTTGCCTAGCGAAACCGCCGCGAGTCGGTTCATCGTCGTCGATACTTCGTTGGCATTTACGCCAAACTGCATGAGCACCTTGCCAGCGTTTGCGAAGTCCGTGTAATTTAGCGGGCTTTCGACATCGAGTCGCTTAAACTGCTTAATGAGCGTCTCGGCTTTCGATGCCGAGCCTGTCATAACCTCAAAAGCAATCTTTGTGGACTCAAGTTCAGTAGCAAGGCTGACTGATTTTTTTACCGCTTGGAATGCCGCCGCAATACCTACGTACTGCAAAGCAATCGATTTTAATTGGCCAATCGTCTGCTGATTCGCTTGCGTTGCTGCTGCTTGAGCCCTTGCAACGTCCGCCTGCTTTGCCGCCGCCAAGGCTCTAGCCTTGTCTGCTGCCGCCTGTTCCGCTGCTGCTAGCTGGTTTGTTTCAGCGGTCACTCGCTTAACAATATCGCCAAGAATTTTTTCGTTTGCTGCTTGTTTTTCTGCGTAGATCGCCGCTAGCCCATGCTTTTTGGCTAATGCATCTACCGATGCGTTGTACTGGTTTGCGTCAATCTTTCCAATTTGGTATTGCTTGTCCAGAAACGCAATGTCCTGAGCCATTCGCTGCATTGGCGTATGGCTAGCCTCGACGATTCGAGCCAACCTAGCTTCTTCGTCGGCCAACACCTTAGCCGCGTCCGACGCCGCTTTTTCCGCTTGGGCTAGCTTTTTTTCCGCCTGTAGCTGCTGCTCCATTGCGTAAGTGAGAACGCCAAATTTTTTTGCTAATTGCTCTTCCGCTTGAGCGAATTGTTGAGCGTTGACAACCCCCTCTTTTAGGGCCCTGTCAAGCAGTTTCATTTGGTCAAAAAACTTATCGGCCGGAGCTTCGGATTGCTTCAAAGCAGATGAGAGGCTACGCAATTCGCCGCGAGTAAACTCCCCTCCCTCGACGTTCATTCCGACTTTGATATTCGCAACGTTGATCGTTTGAGCCATCGTTACTTAGCTCCCATCGCACCGAAGGCCTTAAACTGATCGCCAATTGCTTGAGCGTTGTCTATCGCCGCTCTGATTTCGCTTGCAATGCTCTTCTTTGGCCGCCTAAAGCGATCCGGCATGAGGTCGCTTGCACTTGGAGCATCCGAGCCCGCGCGAGCGTAGACAGGTAATAGCAGGGCCTCTAGGATCTTCGCAGTTTGCATCCATTGTTCGCCCATTGGTTCCACCGTCTCCCATGCTATCCACTGATTAAGAACGCCGGCTGGTTGACTTGCAAGCCACCCTAGCGGGTCATCAATCCCCCTTCGTTCACAGAGCCTAAACGCCGTTCTTAGGCGTCGGCTCTTTCGGATTTTTTTGCAAGGTCTTTGATCTCGCTTTCATCGTATTTCGACAGCGACAGGCAGGCTTCGTAAAGCTTGCCGACAATCGACCTTGGCACCGGTTTTAGTTGTTCCCAGTCATCGACGATTCGATTCCCATCGTCGTCAATGAGGCTGTAGGAAACCAGTAGCATTCGATGCCGCGCGTACTCGAATTTGCCATCCTTGGATTGCATGGCAATTTCCATTTCGGACGCATCCGCCTCGGACAATTCGCGAAGCGTAAACACCTCGCCGTCAATTGTTGTTTGCGTGGTTCGAAGCGGCCTCGATGCAAGAGCGAAAAACGCATCTCGTCTATTCGTCATCGTCTGCATCCTCTTCTGCTAGGGCCTTTTCGACTTGCTCAACGAATTGCCGCGAGTACTGTTCTGGCCCTTCGACAATGACACTAGCAAGCCCCTGACCTTCCGCCGCCTCTTTGCCAAGCTTGGCAAGTACGGCCGCATCTAGCTTGTCGTGCGGAAACTGAAAGATCGCTTGGATCTGAGCCTTATCGCCGTACGGCAAATATCCGACAAGAGCACCAGCGAAAAGAATTTGAAACTGCTTAAGTTTCTTATTTTCGCCGGTTGATAGACTGATGCCGTATTGCTGTTTAAGTGAGAACAAAATAGCCTCCTAATTAGGCTGGGGTAAAAGTAATATCGGTCGCTCCGTCGAATTGAAGAGTGTACTTACCCTTCATAATTTCGCCTTGCTTCGCCGATGGAAACTCAACTTCCTTGACAAACGCCGTACCTTGGTAGCTGCCCGCCCCTGGAAGGGTGACAGTGACGGCAATTCCAGCGTATGGTTCCGCCGACGGGATCATTGCAGTGGTGATCGGAGGTGCCGCCCCGAGCCAATTAAACTCGACGGGCAAATCTGGGTTCTTGCGGAGGTCCGATGGCCGAACCTCCTCAAAGCCAGTCGTTGCAAGGGTCGTAATACTTAGCGCGTCAGTGCTGACCTTGATTCCGCCGATTGAAACAATTTGCGTGGTTACCAACCCGGTTCCGGAAATGGTCGCCCCAAGTCCGGTTCGTGCTACTGTCAATGCCGCCATAGTTAAGGCTCTCCATAGTGAACCAAGAGGTCAAAACTAACAACGTACCGATGCTCCTGGTTGCCATCGGTAGGTGGTTCCTGCATGTATTGATCGCCTGCGGTAAACTCTACGCCATCAAGAGCGTAGCCGTCAACCGTGCCGATAAATGCCGATATTCCAGTTTCGCGAATTGCTCTGCTGATCGCGCTGCAAGTCCTGCGAGTCAATGCGTAAGCCTCGACGGTTATTCTTGCGTGAGCCGACTTGCCTACGCCGCCTAGATCGTGATCGCGTTCTGTGCTGTTGGTGTAGTAAACGATATACGGCAAGCTAGCACCCTCTACGGCTGCATCCGGGTACATTCGCTGCCCTATGAGCGTCGAGACTGTCGCGTAGGACAGCAGTTTGGTTCTGAGTGCTTCGCCAATTGCCGACACGCTTTACCGCTCCCCGCTTACGATGTAGATGTCTTTGCTTGTTTCGCTGGACCCCGTGACGATGCGAACATAGCGCACGCCTTCGAAAACGTCGGGATTTAGCGAGATGTACCGACTTGCTGCAACGGTTAGGCTATACGCCGAAGATCCGTTGTACAGGTCGTAAAAGCTTGACCCATCGAGGGAGCACTGAAAAGTTATCGACGTACTAGCCAAGCCCGCTGGAGTGACGATTGCCAGAGGAATGGTCCCCTGCAAGGTAAACGCCGTCGAAGTAGTGCCACTTGAAATCGTCACCTTATCGGTCAACTTTAGATTTTTAGCCAAGTCGCAGCTCCTTCATTTCTTTGTTTAGTTGGTCGAGAAAAGCCGCTTCCGCTGATCCGCCTGATTGATGGTAAGCCTTGACTGTAGCTCGTTCTGCTTGCGGAAAATTGGCAATAGTCGGCTTGCTGTTGTTAATGCGACTGTGAGTCTTGCCCGTTCGACTTGTGTACACAACCGTCGAGCCAGTTTTGCCCCAACTGTTGCGAGTGTAGCTAGGCCCTCGCTTGATCGGCATCACAAACTGCTGTTTGTTGCCCTGCGGATGCGTAGCACCAACAAGAACGCCAACCGCACTCTTTAAAACCTTGTGCCCAAAGTGCTTTTTTGAATCGTTTTGAAACTTGGCATTGTTCTTGAATTTCTTAGACCATTTGAGCCGCGATCCTGTGGCCCGCGACGATGTAGCCAATGAGCCTGCCGTTTGTGCAATAGGCTTGCCGAATGAGCCTAGGCAACGTCCTAGAGGCCCGTTGCGAAGCGTAATCGGTATATCGCCGACCGCCTTTATCAATGCTTCGTTGATCTGGATTGATGCGCTCATGAAACCACCGCCGAACAAACTAAGAGCATATACCGACGCAATCCATCGACCGGATTGATGCCAGTTATTCCGTAAGATTCGCCTTGAAAAAGTACCTGCATAACTGGCA